GCTGAATGCGTTTCCCGCTGTACGGTTCTCAGGCTTGTCCCTTGATCTGAATAAACCGCTAAAAATGCTCATAGGCACCTCCTTTGTCCCAAAAATGGACATAATAAAAGCACCTGCCGTTTTTCGGTAGATGCTCTGAAAAGATATTCCCTTATTTACTTATGAAAGTATGTGTTCGTTTTCTTCCTTATTTCCAATGCAGATGTCCATTGCTGCAGACATCGCACGGTAAAGGTCCGATTTATCGCCGCCGAGATCATTGATGGCATTTTGCAGATCTTCTTTGTTCCATCCAGTCGCGGCATTCTCTTTCCTGTACTTTTCCATCGCGCATGCAACGATGTTCTCGATTTCTTTATATGTAAGCATATGGCATTCCCTTACCTTTCAAATTCGGTACGGATAATATACCACAGCTTTTACAGCGTTCCAATAGTCTGACGATTATTCGGAATTATTAATGTTTCCCCTTACAGCACTAAAAGGCCCCTGGTATCGTACACGGACTCTGATGTATCATTTCCACACCGTATTGCACGGTCGAGTCCCATTATCGACGCAATCACGCCATCTATCTTCTCCGTGGACTTTTCTTTATCAGCTTTGATGTTGCCGGCAGGATCTGTCCTTATATAGATGTTGTCCATCATCCATCTGAGTACCGGATGACCACCATGTGCGATCCTTCCTTCAAGCGTGAGTTTCATAAGTTCTTTTGTCGGAGGACTCATGTCCTTGAATCCCTGTCCGAACGGAACGACCGTGAACCCCATCCCTTCCAGGTTTTGTACCATCTGCACTGCTCCCCATCTGTCGAATGCGATTTCACGGATGTTAAACTGCTCTCCCAGGCTTTCGATGAACTTCTCGATATAACCGTAATGAACGACATTGCCTTCCGTGGTCTTGAGCATTCCCTGTTTTTCCCAGACATCATACGGCACATGATCGCGCCTTACACGAAGGTCTAGTGTTTCTTCCGGTATCCAGAAGTACGGCAGCAGCATGAACTTGTCATCTTCATCCTCCGGTGGAAAGACAAGTACGAAAGCAGTGATGTCAGTAGTGGACGAAAGATCGAGTCCGCCGTAACAGACTCTGCCTTTCAACGAATCTTCATCGACAGGGAATGCGCATGAATCCCACTTATCCATAGGCATCCACCTTACAGACTGCTTCACCCACTGATTCAGCCTGAGCTGCCGGAAAGAGTTCTCTTCACCCGGATTCTGCTTTGCTGATTCACATGCCGCCTTTACCTTGTCGATGCCCACGGTTATCCCAAGAGATGGATTTGCTTTCTCCCATACCTTAGGATCTGTCCAGTCATCTTCCTCACCCGCGCCATATATGACCGGGTAAAAAGTATTGTCGATCTTTCTGCCTTCCAGTATGTCCTTCGCTTTCTGATGAGTTTCATAGCAGATGCTGTTCGTATCAGTGCCGGCGGTAGTTATAAGGAAGTACAATGGCTGCATCCTCGCATCACCTGAACCTTTCGTCATTACATCGAACAGTTTCCTGTTCGGCTGCGTATGTAGTTCATCGAACACAACCCCGTGAATATTGAAGCCATGCTTTGAATATGCTTCTGCGGAAAGCACCTGGTAGAAGCTGTTTGTAGGATGAAAGATTATCCTTTTCTGTGAAGTCAGTATCTTGACTCTTTTATTCAGTGCAGGACACATACGCACCATGTCGGCAGCCACCTCGAATACGATGGATGCCTGCTGGCGGTCAGCTGCACAGCCGTAGACTTCGGCTCTTTCTTCCCCGTCCCCGCAGCATAATAAAAGAGCTACCGCAGCAGCAAGTTCACTCTTGCCCATCTTCTTTGGTATCTCTATATATGCGGTATTGAACTGTCTGTATCCGTTTTCCTTGAGAACCCCGAAAACATCACGGATTATCCTCTCCTGCCAGTCGATCAGTTCGAATGGCTTACCCGCCCAGGTGCCTTTGGTGTGGCAGAGGCACTCAATAAAAGAGACCGCGTAATCCGCAGCCTTCTTATCATAACGGGATTCTTTTGCCATGAATCCTGTAGGTTTATATTTCTTCAGTTTTCGCAAAGTACCTCCTCCCGCCCGTACCTTCCTGCAACGAGAAGAAGACCCTTTCGGATCATATCTCCTCTGTAACCGCTAGTTGTATTTCTGGAGCAGTATCATGTAAGCAATCGATGTCGGCTCATCTTCCGGCTCGATGTCCCATCCTCTGTCATAGCTGCATGTGACCTGACCGTTTATCTTTATCATTAGTTTGCTTATCCTGCCCTCGTTTATGCCGAAATGACTCGGTTCTTCAAAATGCTTTACCCAGTAATGGCATATGGTTTTCCCATTGCTGTCCTTTTCAGGTATCCCTATAGTTCCTTCACTCCACATATCCTTACCTCCTTGCTTCGTGCTTTTCTTTTCGTAGTCTATATATCACTCTGAAAGCACATGATAGCAAGTCATTTCTGTAGATAATGATGTATTTATTCTGTATCTCCTGTCATGATGAAACGGGTGTATTCCCTACGGTTTTCCCGGTCATCAAGATATATGGCAAGGTCGAACAGATCCATGCCGAACGCTATACGCTGAACCGCGTTTACATCAAACATGTTAGTGAGTCCGGTGTCTCTGACTTTCAGTATCTGGTCACGTACTTCACTCGTCATCGTCAGCCACCTCTGCTCCCGCCATCAGCTTCATATATATCGCGGTGTATCTTGCCTGCTCACTGCCTTCGCTCATCGTCATGCCCTCCAGGAAAAAGGCAAGCGCCTCGTCCCTTGAATCCCACATCCGCTCTTTTCCGTAACAGATGGTGGTGACCGTGTCGAGTTTCCGGCAGAAGTCTTCTCCGTATACCACATTGAGTCCGCTGCCATTGTCCCATGCAACCATTACTGACCCAGTATCATCGACACCCTTGACGGTACCCTTTGTGCCTTTAGGCGGTGCCTGCACATCATCCATATGCACAAGTTCCACTCTTGCGCCTGCCGGATATTCCTTTTTTACCTTTTCGACAGTTTCTCTACTTGGAAATCTCATCGTCAGCGCCTCCTTTGAATGCGGATGAACCGCTCAGTCTTTCAAGCAGGATCTTCCTGTCTCTTTTGAAGTCGTCGCCGATGAATCCAAGTTTCAGCAGGAAACACCTGAATGCGTATTTCTGATTGCTGACCGGCTTATCCTTTGCGGTGATCCTCTTCTGCGCCTTTGCGGTGTTCGCAAGTGCCGAAACGAAATCAGTGTAGGCCGCGGCATGATCTGCATCGATGGTGTCGTGGAACCAGTTGAATGATACTCTGTCATTGTCTTTTATCAAGGTAAGGTCATCTGTGCCAAATGCCGCTTTGATAAGGCTTTCCTTTGATGCGATGAGCTGTTCCAGTTTATCCAGTTCCTCTTCTGTAAAGCCTGAAAACGGAAGCGATATGACTATATCGTCCTTCTGCATTTCAGTTCCGTCATCCGAAGCCATGAATCCGTCTGCGGCAAGGTCCTGCCTGAGATGGTCAAGTGCATCCGCATCATCTGAAATTACCGTGCCTTCCTTATCGACAGTGAAATCACCGACCGTGTACTCGAATGTCGGCGCTTTTTTGTACTGAGGTTCGCATGCCGTGATCTTTGCAATAGCATCGACCAGGCTCTTCCTCTCTTTTCCCTTTAAGTTATATTCTGCTTTCATTGATTTTACCTCCCTGCTTTTGCAGCCTTTCTTTTTGTACATACATATATCACTCTAAAAGCCACATATAGCAAGGGTTATCTGCACTTATTCCGAAGAATAATGTACGATGCCCGCAAGCACGAAACAAACATTCGGCAGAGCAACACCGTTGCCCCACATCTTGTATTCCGCCGAATCAGAATGCGGGTCTTTCAGCCACTTCACTATCTGCTTGTCCGTCTTTGGTTTTGATGCGCCGGTCACTATGACTCTGTGTGTTTCAAAGACCTCTCTCCAAAACCGGATATCCGCCGCAGTCACATCTTCCGTCCCGAGGTCACTGCACCACCAGTCCGGGAATCCCTGCAGCCTTGCGCACTCTGTCGGTGTAAGTCTTCTTACGATATATTCCGTCTCGTTCACAAGCGGCGGATCCTTATAATCTGTCGCAACCAGTGTTCCCGCCACATCCTTTTCCGCTTTCATGAAAAAAGATGCCTTGTTAGCAGAATACCTCGGCTGAAACAATGTCTGGTCGTTATTGCATGACAGCGTTGCCGACTTATCATTCTGGATAAGCGCGCCTTTGCCTCCGCCGTCCTTTCCTGAACGGATCTTCAGTGTCTTGGCTTCAGCGACTGCGCCCGGTCCTCTCGCAACTATGGTAGGTTCTTTTTCTTCTTCGACAGCAAAATCATACTTTGCATTCTGTCCCTGATTGAAAGCCGCACGGTCTATGCCGTATGCAACGGCATGCCTGTCAACAGTGTTCAGGGTATATCCGGTCTTTTCATTTACTCCGTCACCTTTTGGACCGTTCCCGTCTTTTCTTCCTATCATGGAACCCTGGACTGCGACTACTGCCATCCCGCCCTGACAGCATGCCGGATTGCCGCCTCCCGTGTCTATGGTGCGTGAAGTCTCCGCCTCATATATACCTGACTTCGGATTATCAGATCTCATGGAATTGCTGCCGTCCGAGCAGATCCCGAACACCTGCATCGCCGCCGGCACAATTCCTGCCCTGAGGGTAGGCGATTTTTCTTTCTCATACCCGATGCTCCGGCTTTTTTCAGAATGCTCCGTGCAGAAACCTGCTGACTGCATAACGAGCGGCTGATTGTTCCCGCCTGTCCCGAATGTTGCAAGCACAGTCTGTGATTTACTTAGCGGTCCCGTATACCTTGAATCCTGCGAATGGTTCTCGAAAACCAGCGGCGGATGATTAGCCGCGGCGCGAAGCGTTGCAGTCATATCCTCCGTCACATCCATTCGCTCTCCGCCCTGATCGTTCAGGCACATGCAGCCTGTGATATCAGCGCTTTTTTCAATACTTCCGGCAGTTCTTTGCCACGCTTTGAAGCCCTCGTGAGAATACCCTGACACGCCTTCCGACTCAAATAGTATTTTTCCGGCACGCCTTCCATCAAGATCTGCGACAAGGTAGATACGTCTTCTTCTCTGGGGCACTCCCCAGTACTGAGCATCGAATGTTCGCCATGCGATGGAGAGATCATCTCCCATGATGCATCCTGACCTGTTCCATTTTTCAGGAGCAGGAACTGATATGTCTGCTGATTTGATCCGTGCGATCTCTTCAAGGACTGCCCTGAAATCTTTTCCTTTGTTCGAGGAGAACGCTCCTGTGACGTTTTCCCACACGATGTATTTCGGATATCTTCCATCGGTTTTCTCCCTCATTTCCCTGACTATCCGGACGGCTTCATAAAAAAGCACTGACTGTTTCCCCGTCAGTCCTTCTCTTTTGCCTGCCACGGACATGTCAGTGCATGGCGATCCGAATGTGATTATGTCAACCGGCTCTATTTCAGAGCCTTTTATCTTCGATATGTCTCCCAGATGTTTCATGAACGGGATACGCTTTGTCGTTACCCTTATGGGAAACGGCTCTATCTCCGATGCCCATACCGGTGTTATCCCGCAGAGCATCCCGCCGAGAGGGAATCCCGCTGATCCGTCAAACAGACTTCCAAGCGTCATTTTGCACATCTCTGCCCTCCACTTCTTTTACAAGGTCAGCATACGGTATCCTGCTTCCGTCCCTGATGCAGAAGATGTCTGCTTCATCTTTCGTATCTTCCGCGTACCTTCTCAGTATCACCGATGCGTATTTCTCATCGAGTTCCATCATGCAGCATATCCTGTTCATCTGTTCACAGGCCATCATCGTGGAACCGCTGCCCCCGAATGTATCGAGCACTATGCCGTTCTCCTGCGATGAGTTCCCTATCGGATATGCTAAAAGATCAAGCGGCTTCGATGTCGGATGGTCACTGTTCTTTTTAGGCTTGTCATAATTCCATATGGTGGTCTGTTTCCTGTCCGAGTACCATCTGTGTTTTCCGTTCTGAAGGAATCCGTAAAGGACAGGCTCATGCTGCCACTGATAATCCGAGCGCCCGAGTACCAGGCTGTTCTTCACCCAGATACATACACCGGCAAGGTGGAATCCGGCATCGATGAATGCTTTCCTGAATACCAGTCCTTCGGTGTCTGCATGGAATGCGTATGCGCTGCCTCCGTTTTCAAGCTGATCCGCCATGTTCTTGAATGACTCGAAAAGGAATGTATAGAAATCGTCACCTTTCATGGAATCGTTCTGTATGGTGAGTCCGCTGCTGCTCTTGAATGAAACTCCATACGGAGGATCAGTCACAATAAGGTTCGCTTTCTTTCCGTCCATGAGGGTCTTCACATCATCCCCGTTCGTTGCATCACCGCAGTACAGCCTGTGTCTCCCGACGAGCCACAGGTCACCGCGTTCCACGAACGATGCCTTCTCAAGTGCTGCCGTGAGGTCGAAATCATCATCCTTCACATCCGCTCCGTCCTGTGATGCGAACAGATCTGCTATCTCATCTTCATCGAACCCTGTAAGTGAAACATCAAGGTCAGACCCCTGCAGGTCTGTAATAAGAAGAGCAAGTTTTTCTCTGTCCCAGTCACCGCTTATCTTGTTGAGAGCGATGTTCAGCGCCTTTTCTTTTTCTTCATCCATATCGATGACCACGCAGTCAGCTTCAGTCATGCCCATATCGATGAGCACTTTCAGTCTCTGATGCCCGCCGACTACATGCCCTGTCCCGCCATTCCAGATGATGGGTTCGACATAGCCGAACTGCTCCAGTGACTTCTTTAGTTTTTCGTATTCCTCGTCACCCGGTTTCAGATCCTTCCTGGGATTGTATTCCGCCGGTATGAGTTCAGTGATATCTTTCTTTTCAAATTTCATTTCTGCCGCTCCCGTTCAATATCTTATAAAGGCCCTTGCGAGCGCCTTCTACATCGCCTGCAAGAGCCTGACCTTTCAGTGTTTTTATCTGATGCGAGATAAGTACTCCGCGTCTTCTTTTCAGTATCTTTATGAAATCCGTTGCCGTCATCGCCTATCCTTTCCGTGCCTTGAGCAGTCTTTCCATGACATCGTCCTGCGGTGTCATCCCGCTGTAATCCGATGCGCAGTTCTCCTTTACCACCTGGAATATCTGATACCAGATCTGATTGACCTGCTTCATGTACTGCTGGCTCATTGAAACATACGGAGATGCGATGGCATTCCCGGTCGTTGGATGTTTTGCGAGGAATCCGAACTCGGATATGCACTCCTCGCACTGTATCCATCTGGATACGCTCATGGCATACTGTTCGATCAGCTGCGTGTTTACGATTTTTTCACAGCCGCGCTCTTTGAGCCATTTCCATGTCTCCCTGTATACTTCCTCCGCGCACAGGTCTACCCCGTTCTTCTGCTTTGCTTTTAAGTATTCCTTGACCGGCGGCATATCCTCACCGGAGAACACAGGCGGTTCCGGCAGTTCGATTATTGTCGCGGCTTTCCCTTTTGCTATCTTGTCGTTCAGCGCCTTCGGCTTTCTGCCTGCCCCGACCCTTGCGCCGCCCCTGTTCGTACCGTCTTTTGCCACTGCTTACTCCTTCCTTTAGTCAATACCGCCTTTGAATTGCGTTTTTTGCACGCGTGACCCCGGCACCGTTGCCCTCAGGATCGTCTGCAGAGATAAAGACCGCCCCTCCCCTCGGAGAAATATTATTTTTCATCGGTCTCATCATCTGCATGATCTGATCTTCTTTTGTTCCATCTGTCCCCG